CATACACCAGCCCACCACTTTCCACCACTTTCTGCGGGAAGCCATTCCCGAATTATTCCAAACTTTGTTATGAAATATCGTTTATAGTTAGAAATATCAATATCGTATGTGTTTCCACTTGTAGGTGTCTCATCAATATAAACACTTTTACCATAATATTGGGCTAATTCGGGATCAAACGATGGGACTGGTATATTCCCCTTGTGTTCATCCATAAACGCATCATACGATGCCTTTGCAGTATTAAATTCATTGAGTAATTGAACAACTTGGGATGAATTTTTTTTTTCTGAGTCGATAAATGAATCCCAATCAGCAATTGACTTTTTTCCAACATGATTTGGAAGTTTACATAGGTCGGTGGTAGTGAGTTTCGTATCGGTCGCATCAAACCCAATCGCGGCTACGGTTTCATCAAACTTTGAACCAGCAATCATTTTCATTCCCGCACCATCGTTGGCGGGGATTTTACATTTTTTGCTCGCAGACGCATCGGTGAAATCAAATTGTTTATATTTCCCTGTAATAGGATTCACCCAACCAAGTGTTTCAACGTCAGTATTAGTTTGTTTCAAAAACATACCATCGTACCCACACAGTGCATCTGGTGACATTATATTCCCATCATCAAGATTTTTTCTCCCATTTTTCTTTAGCATTTCGAAATCCCCCTTTTTGATGTTACTGGTAGTTCTACCGCCACATGTTTCCGAATCCAATGTATCTTGCGTACCATCTAATTGACGAAGAATCCCGAATCTATTCACGTAAAATGTTTTATTTTTATATTTTTCATTTTCACTACCAGATTCAATTGTATCATCCGATAATTTGACGAAATTTCCATAATGTGATAATACAGAATACATCGATGGCGATATTTTGCTCGCCACCGAACTATCACCAACACCTCCATCGAACCCTTCTACATTTCCTATAGTATCACACGCAGCACGATTGTTATTGAAAAATTGTCCTTGGGTTATACTCGAAGAACCAAACCCTTTGTTTTTGCGTACATTTCGGTGCTTACCAGAACCATTCTTACCCCCAACAATTGAAGATACCGTTTCGGTTATATGATCAAACACAGTGGATAACATATATTCACACAAATATAACGTATGCTTACATATGCGAGCGAAAAAAACGGGATTATTTACACAGTTAATACTTTGTTATAATATCCCACCTTTGCGTAAACCCAAATACATTACACCGATAGACCCAGCAAATAATGCTAAATTAGTGGAAACGAATACAATATGATTATCCCTCTGTTGTTCGTATTGTTTTTTTGCCAACACATCGTGTTCCGATAAATTTGTATACGTTTTTAGTTTTTCTTCGAAAATATCATCTATATCTGATTTATCGGTTTCTCTCTTTACATCTGATTGAATAGATTTCATATCAACAGTAATTCTATTATTTAAATCATTCAGTTCGTCTATATCAGATTCAATTGTTTTTAATATATGATGCTCTATATCGGACGACATTGTAACTGCAAGTGGTTCATTTACACCATTTGATCCATATGCAATTAAATCTGATAATCTCTGCTCTGTATCTCGCTCAAGTCGTTTGTATTGTTCCACATAATCACTGTGTGTATCTGATATATCACTCCCAATTCGTTTATTGGTTCGACCATTGTATCGAAGAGGAAAAAATGTTGTCATCGATTTATTGCGAATTGATATATCGAGATATATTATAATTACATCGACAGAAAAGAAAAATGATACAAACTTATTTTATTTTTGACACGCATTTCCATTATTACAATACCATTTATTTATTCTCGTATATTCACATACTATATGTAATAAAAATCCAGTAAGAAATAGACTCAACTCCATAATATGATTTTTATTCCACGATTTACATATTTCCGGTAAATTAGTTGAAAAATATTTCCCAATAATAAATCCCACTATAGATCCAATAATAACAGTTGAAATTCCAATAACACTTGCTTCTACGAATAATTTCATTATATATAAAAATGATATTTTATATAATGGATGAGATACGGATGATACGATAATAATATATAGCTTAATTATATATGGCTACACCAGTAGATAAAAAATTATATAATAAAACAAAAAAATGTATTTTTAAAAAATATCCTACACATAGTGCTTACAGAAGTGGAACTTTGGTAAAAGAATATAAAAAATTATTTACAGCAAAATATGGTAATAAAAAAAGTCCTTATATTGGAAAAAAATCTAAAAAAAAGGGATTAACGCGGTGGTTTAAAGAAAAATGGACAAATCAGCGTGGGGAAATCGGGTATAAATATAAAAGTGATATATACAGACCCAGTCAAAGAATTACTAAAAAAACACCTAAAACACATCGGGAATTAACAAGAAAAAAAATAAAAAAGGCTAGAGAAAAAAAATATAAAAAAGGGAGAGTGGATAAATTTTGATTTACCAAAGATAAATATGACTTAATATTTTAGCATTATATAATCCCTTACTCTTGTGTTTTTCTCTCTTAATAGCTTCTCCGCGTTTTTTTGTTCCAGAATGTCTAGAATAATAATTTTGCATACGTTTTCTTGTATTGTGATTTTTATTTTTATATAATTGTAGTGGTGTGCGATCTTTATATTGTTGATATCGTTTATCTCCAAAATGAATTTTTCTTACCTTTTTTGTTTTATTATTTTTAACACACGCTGTATATTTTTTTGGAAAAGGTCCTTTTAAAAATTTAATTATTCGTTCATTCATATTATATTATTATTATAAAATAATGAAACGCAATCAATGTGTGAAATTACAACAATAAATATATTTCAATATATATAAGTTATGTACAATACACAACAACCGATCGACCCAGATATAGATGAATTAGTCGACGAAGCGACGCTACACAGTAAATCCCCTATTTGGACGAAACAACACGAGTGCATTCTTGCCGACTGGGCAGATAAAGCGGCGTGTTATAGGTGGTTGTATAATAATGCAAATCAGATATTTTCCAGGTTCAACACATTGTTTACAATTCCTGTAATTATAATGTCTACATTGACTGGAACTGCCAATTTTGCACAAGATAGGGTTCCTCAAGAGTACAGAAGCATATTTACAATGGCAATTGGATGTGTTAATATTGTAGCAGGTATTATGACAACTATTCAACAGTTTCTTAAAATATCCGAACTAAATGAAGCACATCGCGTTGCCTCAATCTCATGGGATAAATTGTATCGTAATATTCGAGTCGAACTATCCAAACACCCAGATGAGAGAATTCCTGTCGTGAACTTTATTAAAATAACAAAGGATGAGTTTGATCGTCTAATGGAAACTTCGCCTCAAATTCCTCAGCAAACATTGAGACGATTTCAAAACCAATTCGTTGCTTTGAATGTACCCGAAAGTAAATTAACTGAAACACAGAGGATTTTTCGATCAGTTCAGGCACCGGATATTTGTGGTACAATAAAACCATCGAAGGAAACAATATTTGTACCAGATACAAAACCAATAGTATCGTATAGAAATCGTCACCCACTACTCGATATTGTAACCCAAAAATTAAAAATGGAACAAAGAGAGAAACAAGCCAATAATATTATAGATAGATTTCGTAATGAATACAATCGGGATCCGACTATGGATGAACTTGAGGGTATGATTGATGAGTCGGAACACAGTTCGGAACACAGTTCGGAACACAGTTCGGAACACAGTTCGGAACATCGGGTTGCAAGTAAATTCCTTGGAAAAATGCGCCGTATGAAAAATAAAACGCTACCTGATAAGGTCGTGAATTCAATGATCGACCAAGTCGATGAAAATAAAATCGAATTGGTTGTTCGAGGGGAACCAGTAGTGGAAAACATAATAACAAAGCCTGACGGGGACGACAATGTATAGGGTATGATCGGTCGCTACATTCATACAATCAACGATATTTTTTCCGCAGGAAGTGTTATATAAAAGAACAAGTATATAAATGAGAATATCAATGTATATGCAACCACGTCTATCGGAATAGACCTTTTGTTTGCTATATAACTCACTGTCGATACTATGAAAATGTATAATAATACCAATATAATAGATTTAGTACCACTATTCATTGTGTTGGATTGTATTTGTTATATATTATATACGAAAAATAATTAAAAATATCGCGCAATTGTATAATTAGCCAAATGAAAGCTTGTGGAAGTCCAAAAGTTTATATAGCGGTTGGTTTGGGAGTCATTCTGTTGTTACTAACTGTATTCCTAACACTTCGTTTGTCCGAGTATTTAGTCGAATATGAAGATGCACCATCTAACGACAATACTATTACAGACACCACCACTGTCGACGAAGTCACTTATAATACAACAAACCCAGCAAAGGATCAACTATATACATCACAACCAATTGGAAGTTTATTGTAAAAATAGTGAAAAATTGATTTTAATATAATGATTATATTAAAATCATATACCCCCAACAATGATTATTCCAGTTTCTTGTTTCACGTGCGGAAAAACTATTGGTGATAAGTACCGATTCTATCAGAGAGAAGTTGCCAAGAAAAAAATTGGTCAAGGAAAGTCGCCGGACGAGACCGTATATCTTACGAAAGATACAGTTGATAAAACCCCCGAGGGAGAAGTTATGGATTTCCTTCGTATGACAAAGATATGTTGTCGTAGACATTTTCTTACTCATGTGGACATTGAGTAATCCAATATTTAGGCATACTACACAATAAATATTCGTCTCCCTACCAATAAATGATTCTAATTTTTTCTATTGTATAGTATAAAATGAATCCAATGAAAAAAATTAATCAACTATGTACCCCCGCGTTAGTTTATATTACAATATCAATGATTGCGCTCATCCCAGTGATTTTCCAAAATATGGATAATAGGGACAAGTACTGTGTTGGAAAGTACCATTGCAAGGTTCCAAATACATTGAACCTATTTATTGCCAAAGGAATATACATTGTAGTATGGACGTTCCTATTGGATTTACTGTGTAGAAAGGGATTTAAACAATTATCTTGGATGATTGTCCTTCTTCCATTTGTTCTAATGTTTGTACTAATGGCGTCTATAATGTTATCGTCTGGTGTATCTACTATTATCTAATTTGTCATATATACAGCGTATATATTACATAAATTGTTGCGATCAATCGTTTCGATCAATCGTTGCGATCAATCGTTTCGATCAATCGTTGCGATCAATCGTAATCAATATAAAGTAAAAGTATCATCGATATATAGGAATCAAACAATTCAAATAAAATGAACCCAGACATTCCGTGGAAAATAGTTGATCGGTACTTCAACGACAACCCGGCAAATCTAATTAATCATCACATCGATTCGTTTGACGAATTCTATTCACGAGGACTACCGAGTATTTTGAAAGAAAAAAATCCAATTGTTTTCAACAAAGAATACGATGATAAAACGGATACATATGCATTCAACTGTAATATATATGTTGGTGGTAGAGATGGTAAGAAATTGTATTATGGAAAGCCCGTAGTATACGACGACGAATCACAACATTACATGTACCCAAATGACGCGCGAATGCGAAACATGACGTACGGAATAACTGTACACTACGACGCCGAACTTGAATTTAAATGGACAAATGAATCGGGTAAAGACGTAACTGCTGTTCATATAATCGAAAAGGTATTTTTGGGTCGGTTTCCTGTAATGGTTGGGTCGAAATTGTGTATTACGAATGGAATGAGTGATACGACTCGATTCCAACTCGGTGAATGTCGCAATGATAGAGGTGGGTATTTCATCCTTGATGGAAAGGAACGTATAATCATTCCCCAAGAACGATTTGCTGACAATATGATGTACGTACGAGAAAAGACAAATGATATGTATTCTCATAGTGTCGACATCCGTTCTGTATCAGAAGACGCGTCAAAACCAGTTCGAACAATGTCGGTTCGTATCGTATCGCCATCACCGAAATTTACAAATGGACAGATTGTAGTGAATATTCCAAATGTTCGTATACCAATCCCATTGTTTATTGTAATGCGGGCGTTGGGTGTTGTGAGCGACACTTCCATTATCGAATATTGTTTATTGGATATACAGAGTAATAATAATTATATTGATTACTTTACTCCGTCTATTCACGATGCAGGCAAGGTATTCGATCAAGAGACGGCACTCAAATTCATTGCGTCGTTCACCAAACACAAAACCGTCGCATCGGCGCTCGAAATCATGACTGACTATTTTTTGCCACATGTAGGAGAAATGAATTTTGATACGAAAGCATACTTTCTTGGATACATGGTTAAACAAATGATTGATGTTGTTACTGGAATTAAAGAACCGACCGATAGAGATAGTTTCAAGTATAAACGAGTCGATACTACAGGGCGTCTATTATACGATCTATTTAACGAATATTATGCTCTACAACAACGCGAAATGTTTCTTGTAATGGATTCTGATTATTTCTACCATACAGGAGATAAAACTGAATACTATTTCAAAACGTTGATCGAAAAACATATTGGTGTTCTTAAAAAACGGACAGTGGAGGCTGGTATATCCAAAGCATACAAGGGTAGTTGGGGTGGTTCGAGTCACACAAAAAAAGAGGGAGTTGTGCAGGTCCTAAATCGATTATCGTTTAATTCGGCAATTTCCCATTTACGCAAGATCAATCTCCCGCTTGATGCTAGTGCAAAAGTCGTTGGTCCTAGAAAATTACATGGATCCCAATTTGGAATTATTGATCCCGTCGATACACCAGATGGGGGGAATATTGGGTTACATAAACATATGGCGATAATGGCACAGATAACCAGTGGTGTTCCCAAGGACAAGATTATCAATTGGTTGACCGCAAATACAGGGTTGAAAACTGTTGAAGGTATATATCCAAAAACCGTGTTCGAACGAACTATTGTGTTTGTGAATGGAACTATCGCAGGAACTGTGTCGGATCCGAAAAAAACAATATCCGAATTCAAGCGAAATAGACGTCTGGGTGTTATTGATGTTTATTCAAGTATTTCATGGGTGATTTCCGAATCTGTGATTGATATATGGAGTGATGGTGGAAGATTGACCCGTCCAGTATATTACGTAAATGAAAAAGGTGGTGCTAGTTACAATAATGTTGTTGCATTGAATGGAATTACCAATGGATCGTACTCGTGGAATAAGATTATATCGATGCCTGAGGAGGAGGATGATGGGGCCAAATCTCGTATTAATATTAAATCTATGATGTCCATCGTCGAGTATATAGATACAAATGAACAAGAGGAGTCGTATATTTGTATGACTCCAGATGAGTTTGATCGATATGTCGATGACTCGGTTGTTGTTGGTACAGGACACGATACTCATAAATACACACATATAGAGATCCACCCATCGTTCATGTTGGGTGTAATGGGGAATCAAATTGTATTTCCTGAAAACAATCAGCTACCAAGAGATTTGTTCTCGTGTGGTCAAAGCAAGCAGGCTGTGTCACTATACCATTCCAATTACCAGTCACGTATTGATAAAATGGGTGTTGTATTAAATTCTGGCCAGATCCCACTTGTAAAAAGTAGATATACGAAATATATTTCTGGAGATGAACACCCATATGGAGAGAATGTCGTCGTCGCAATAATGTCATATAATGGATATAATGTAGAGGATTCTATACTGTTCAATGCTGGGTCCGTTTCACGAGGAATGTTTAACATGACATATTTGAATTCATATGAATCATATGAAGAAACTAACGTAATATCGAAAAAAACTACAAATACATCATTCGGTAAAATCGACGGAAAAGGAGTTGTAGGCGTTCGTCCTGGGTATGATTATTCTAATTTAGACGATCGCGGAGTCATTCGAGAGAATACAGAACTCAATGACAAAATGGTTGTTATTGGTAGAACAACCGTGAGCGATGAAGATCCAGATAGGATTATAGATTCGTCGGTTGTTGTTAAAAAGGGTCAACTTGGGTTTGTTGATAAAGTATACATGACCGACGGAGATGAAGGTCATCGAATCGCAAAAGTACGAATGAGAGAACGGAGAATTCCCGCAATAGGTGATAAGTTTTGTAGTCGGTGTGGTCAAAAGGGGACTGTGGGACTCATTATTCCTGAATCAGATATGCCATTTACATCGGATGGTCTTGTTCCTGATATTATAATCAATCCACATGCAATTCCAAGTCGAATGACA